GGTGCCTTGCAAGTTCGCTGGCCAGGAAACCCATCTGCGCGCCGACGGATCCTCGACCGCGATGCGTGGCAAGGACGGCCAGGTCAATGGCTGGACCGCTGCGGGTCAGCCCACGCAAGACCATCGGATCCCCGACTCGGTCATCCGGGTCATGCGCCACAAGGGAAAGATCGGCAAGGACATCGACCACCCGGCAGTCTTTCCGGTGACGCTGCCGGTGGAAGTCATCGAGACCTACACCGATGAAGGCGAGATCGTCTTCGAGCCTTTCGGAGGCAGCGGCACCACGCTGATGGCTGCCCAGCGCACCGGACGCATCGGCCGTGCGGTCGAGATCGCGCCCGAGTACGTCGACGTGGCCTTGATCCGTTTCCAGCAGAACTTCCCTGGCGTGCCAGTCACCCTGGCTGCCACAGGCGAGACCTTTGAGGCCATCGCCCAACAACGAAGAAGCGAATCCATCCATGTCTGAACCCTGGCTCTCCACACACATCGAGCGTTGGCCTACCGAAAAACTGGTGCCCTACGCCCGCAATGCTCGCACTCACTCCGAGGATCAAGTGGCGCAGATCGCCGCCTCCATCGTTGAGTTTGGCTTCACTAATCCGATCCTGGCGGGGTCCGACGGCGTGATCGTCGCCGGTCACGGACGCCTGGCCGCTGCGCAAAAGCTGGGCCTGGACACCGTGCCCGTGGTCGTGCTCGATCACTTGACGCCCACCCAACGCCGCGCCCTCATCATTGCGGACAACCGCATAGCCGAGAACGCCGGCTGGGACGACGCTATGCTGCGCATCGAACTGCAGTCACTGCAGGAAGACGGCTTCAACCTGGACATCACCGGATTTGACGCCGATGCCTTGGCCGAAATCATGGCAGGCGAAGAGACCACGATCGATGGTCAAACCGATGACGATGCGGTGCCCGAGGTGTCGGCCACCCCCATCTCCCGCCCGGGTGATGTTTGGGAGCTCGGCAATCACCGGCTGGTGTGCGGCGATGCCACGGACCCCAAGAGCTACGAGCTGCTGATGGCCGATGCCAAGGCAGACATGATCGTGACAGATCCGCCCTATAACGTGGACTATGCCAACAGCGCCAAGGACAAAATGCGCGGCAAGGACCGCCCGATCCTGAACGATAACCTGGGCGATGGTTTCTACGATTTCCTGTTGGCGGCCATGACGCCAATGCTGAAGCGCTGTAGCGGAGCCGTCTATGTGGCCATGTCATCCAGCGAACTCGACACGCTGCAGTCTGCATTCCGTGCTGCCGGCGGCAAGTGGTCCACCTTCATCATCTGGGCCAAGAACACCTTCACGCTAGGCCGTGCCGATTACCAACGCCAGTACGAGCCCATCCTGTACGGCTGGCCCGAAGGAGAGAACCGCCACTGGTGCGGGGACCGCGATCAGGGGGATGTGTGGAACATCAAGAAGCCCCAGAAGAACGATCTGCACCCGACCATGAAGCCAGTGGAGTTGGTAGAGCGTGCGATCCGCAATTCCAGCCGACCGGGTGACATCGTGTTGGACCCGTTCGGCGGCTCTGGCACCACCCTCATCGCCGCTGAAAAAACCGGTCGCATCGGTTGGCTCATTGAACTTGATCCCAAGTACGTGGATGTGATCGTGCGCCGCTGGCAGGACTGGAGTGGACAAGATGCTTATCGTGAGAGGGATGGCCTTCCCTTCAATATGCTGGCGTGCGAAGACCAGAAAATCTCAAGTGACGTAGAGTAGTGCTATGTCGAACTGGAGAATTCAATGACCAAACAAATTGAAATTTATATTCGCGAAAGCGGCGATCGTACTTACTTGAATTTCTACATTCCCGAATCTATCAAAGAGCATTTCGTTGCTGCAGTTGAATCCGGTTCCTTTTCTGAAGAGGGCGTAAACGTATCTCTTGAACTTACGGCACAGCCAAAATGGTTCACTGACCAAGATGAGAATGAAAATGCTCGGCTTTCCAATCAGATGATTCATGTCCGGATACCGGTAGACACAGTCAATTTCCATTTCTCCGACTGATTCATTGATAGATCGAAATCCGTACCTGATGATTTAGAGCTCAGTGACGATCTCGCAGTGAATCACAAAGCCCGTCAGGTATGGCAGTCCCTTGGGGATGCCGTGTTGCTTGCTGGTCAGGCGCCCGATGGTCCAGCCCATCCAGCGTTGGGTGGCTGCGTGGATCGCCTCTGGGAGTTCCGACCCGGCGTGTAGGCCGTTGAGCACATCGTCGGCAAAGTGCCGACCGTGGCGGCTGTCCAGGAAGGCGCGGACCGAGTCCAGTGGTTGGTTGGTGGCTTCCGAGATCGTGGTCATCGCGATCGGCCAGGCCGCTTCTGCTCGGTTGTTCATCGTGCCCCAAAAGCCCCAGGTTTCGTTTTGGGTGGCAGGCATGTGGGTGGTGGTCATCGTCGGCTCCGTGTCTGTGTTGGCGATGACTCCATTGACGTGCTGTTTCCAATCAAAGCCAAGGCTTTGATTGAAGTTGTTGCGCAGCGTGGCTTATCCACCACTAACCCAAACGCGCGATGTACCGGCAGTAGTCACTGCCACTTGGATCTACGTATAGGAGCGGGCGTCCTGGCGCCTGGATTTCCACGCACAGTCGACCTTGCATGAAATAGCCACCCTTGCCTTTGAGCCAGTCGCGTGACTTGAAGAGGTTCATGGAAAAGCCATCGAACTCCTCCGGCGTCATGGTCCTGGTTTCTGTGACGTAAACCACGTCGTTGCCACTGGCAGCAATGTCGTTGGTGTCCGTGGGCTTGCGTCCAAATGGCAGGCGAACGCTCAATTCTTCAACCTGCACCTGCTGGCCATCGAACATGATGGTCAGAGGTTTGCGATCGATTGTGATGGTCATTGTTTTCATGTCCTGGCTCCTGTTTAGGCGGCGTGGTAAATCCGATCTGCTCCTGCCTCCTTGGTCGAGGTGATTTGCAGGCCCAGCTTCTTTTTGAATGCACCGGCAAAGGTGCCGCGCACGGTGTGCGGCATCCATCCGGTGGCCTCACAAATCTGCGCGATGGTGGCGCCCTCGGGGCGCTTGAGCATGGCGATCACTTGTGCTTGTTTGCTGTTGTCTCGGGTCCGTGGTTTGGACTGCTGTGCGGCCTCGATGACCGTATCCAAGTCTTGGACGTTCAGAGGTGCCTTGCGAGGTACACCCAACGCGTCATAGCCTTCGGCGGCCAGGAACCAGTCCTTGCCGTCATAGGTGATCAGGGCGCGCTTGAAAAAACCATCGATCACTTTTTGGCGCGCGCCGCCCTTGATGTTGTCTGGGAACCATTCGATCTTTCCTTCGGTTTGCCGATGGGCGTGATCCAGGATGGCGTGCTGGGCGGGTGTGAGTTGGGCAGTCATGTTGTTCCTTTCAGTTGCGGTTTGTTTGCGTGGGGGATTGCGTTGTTGCCATACGGCCTGCTTCAAAGGCTGCTTGCAGGGCGCTTTTGACAGCCCAGACGCTGACCTCATGAAAGTCGAGGCGGTCGCTCATTTGGGTTTCCAGGGTCTGGATGAAAAGGTGATCGAGTGCGATCTTTTCAAGCAGGTCCTGGATGTGCTGGGTGTTTTCTTTTTTCATCGTCTTGGCCTTTCGATTGCCGGTTGTGTTGAGGACGATGTGATTGACGCGCTGTTCGCAACCAAAGCCAAGCTCTTTCTTATCCCGGGTGATTCACTCGCCTTTGTATGACCAAACGCATCCAGGAGGCCACCCATTTGCACTGAGTAAACCGACACCATGGGACTGTCTATTCGCGCCTACGCGCGCCACAGAGGCGTGTCGCATGTGGCCGTCAAGAAGGCCATCGACACCGGGCGCATCAGCCAGCTGCCAGATGGCACTATCGATCCGGTGGTGGCCGATGCCCAGTGGGCAGCCAACACCACACCGATCCGGCGATCGGTGACAGATGTCGCCAGTGACAAACCGGCTCCGCAGGTTTCCGCAGCAGTTCGCGAGATTCCGCAGGCTGCCGCACGACCACAACGGGAAACGCCTGAGCAGCCCACCCCGGCGCTGTCATCTGGCGGCACTTCACTGCTGCAGGCACGCACCGTCAACGAAGTCGTCAAGGCGCAGACCAACAAGGTGCGCCTGGCCCGATTGAAGGGTGAACTGGTTGATCGCTCGCAGGCCGTGGCCCATGTGTTCAAGCTGGCCCGTGCCGAGCGCGATGCTTGGCTGAACTGGCCGGCGCGCATCTCTTCGCAGATGGCCGCAGGGCTGGGCGTCGATGCGCATGTCTTGCATGTGGCGCTGGACGCTGCCGTGCGCCAGCAACTGCAGGACCTGGGCGACTTGCAGGCCAAGGT